GGCGCGCTAAGTGCTTGATAAAAAAGAAGAAATAGAAGATAAATTGTCTTATGGTCCCGATTTTCTGGCGCTTTTTCCACAGTTTTGAAGGGTGGCACCCCTTATATATACGCTGGTCGGCGGTACAGTGCTGTAGGCAATTGCACGAAATTTCCTAAATTTATTATGACCATAAGTATAGGTAAAACATAATTTATATATATTACATATGAGGGGGCGCATATGGCTTCCTCTAAGCGTATCGCCCTGCTGGTCCACGGCTTCAACGTGCGGGACCACGGTGAGGGGACGATAGGGCGCTTTCGCCCTTTTCTTATTTCACGGGGCTGGGACACCATCATGTTCAAGATGGGATGGATGGGTTTTCTTCGCGTGTATCTACACAACAAGAAGCACGCACGCCGCTTGGCGGCTGCTGCATCCAATGCAAAAAAGGCAGGTAACGCCACAGTAATTGCAGTGGGCCATTCCAATGGCTGCGCAATAATCCACATGGCGACCACACAGTTTAACGCACCGATTGACAGGATCTGCTACATCAACCCTGCACTTGAAAAAGACAAGGTGCCTGGCGGGCTGGTGGGCCAGATAGATGTCTGGTATTCACCAAGTGACCGCTCTGTGAAACTCGCAAAATACCTGCCTCGACATCTTTGGGGCGAGATGGGCTCCACCGGTTATGTCGGAGACGATCTTCGATTCACAAATTTCAACAAGGAGGACATGGTAGTAAGTTCGCGCGAACACTCCGATTTTGCTGCTGCAGAGAAACTCAGTTTCTTCGGCCCGCTTATTGCTAACAGACTGGTAACCGGATTATGAAAAAAATATCATTTGTATTACTCGCCTTGCTTGGCTCCCGATGGCCCGCTAAAGGCAATGCATCAATCGCATTTGTATTACTCGCCTTGCTTGGATCTTGTTCATCACTCGAAGATACATTTGGCTTGCAAGAAGATGACAACGGAATATTGTGTCTGCGTGGTGCCTCTGGTGGTGGAGCTGCTTTTTTGTCCGGCGACATCACTGGCGTCCGCATAGAATTTCCTGCTGCCTTCGATTCCAGCCAGCTCACACCAGAGCAGATCGCACAGTTGCTGACACTCTGCAAATGAGGCGAGGCTATGACAACATGTGTTTGGGACGGCGAGTGGTTGTGCTCTGACACGAGATCGATGACAGGCAGTGTTATTGATCAGACACCGTGCCAGAAAATATTTACTCGGAATGGAGTGTATTGTGCAATTTCTGGAGATTTAGCAGAAGTTACGGTTGCTGTAAAAAAGTTGCTGAATCCAAAGAAGCATTTTGTTGATGACCCCAGCATTGATGAAGGCGATTGGCAAATCATTTTGGTCAGTGCAACCAGAGAGGAATATTACTGTGGTTCGTTGTTGCCCTCCCCAGCAGGAGCTCCATTTGCCATCGGCACCGGTGGTAGCTATGCGCTTGCCGCTATGCTGGCAGGTAAGACCGGAGCACAGGCAGTTCGACTCGCATGCCGAATGGATGCCCTTTCAGGCATAGAATTTGGTGTTCGAAAATATCGTGTGAGGCCAAAGCACAAGGCCAAGCGCAGTACTTCATAAGGACTCTTGAAATGACAGACTCCAAAGTAGACGCCATCCAACAGAAGAAGATTTATGACACTCCTATTTTGGATGGGCTTATCCCTAAGAAAAGACGGTTGGTAAAAATATATTGCCAATGCCTGGACAAAACATTAGCTGCTGAAGAGGCCGGCTATGTGGATACCAACAACCAGCTGCACGAGACCGTCAATAAGATGTTCTCTGATCCAAGTATTATTTCTGCCATTGAGGAGTATCTATCAACGAAGCTGGAGCAGTTAGATCAAGGCAGGGCAGCTATATGCCAACGCTTATTGAATCAATCTCTGGCTAGTCTCGATGATGTTGCCCAGCGCGTTCCCTACGTCAACGGCAACGGCGCAACTATTAAAGGAAAGTGGTCTATTGTGCCGCGACAGCCAAAGGATATCGAGGCCCGATTCCAGTGCGCTATGAGCTTCATCATGAGGAATCACGATGGGTCGTATGGCTGGGACAACATGGCACAGCATCGTGCTACCCAGATGCTATCCAAGCTGATGATGTGGGATCAATCATTGCTGGATCAGAACCCCCCACTGATATTTAACTTTGGCGCGGTCCAAGAGGATGACTACAGGCCACCCACTGAGAGCACAGATTTATCTGTGATTGATCCAGATGAAGATGAAGTAGATATTCTGCTTCAATGACACGAGGGTACATCTAAACCATGCTTGATTCACTTACAGTGAAATACCTGCCCAGTGCAACTGGGGTGCTGTTTCACAATAGTAATGCCGACATCAGAATTGTTCTCGGCAATGTAGGCAGCGGTAAGTCAACAATGATGATTATTGAGTTGATGAAGATGGCTATGCTGCAGAGACCTGACAAAAACAACGTCAGAACGACAAAATATGTTGTGGTCCGTGAGACTTACCCGCAGCTGCTTGAAACGACATTTGCGTCATTCAAGCTTTGGTTGAAGCCCAATCAAACTACCCGCAGATACACCATGTCAGCCCCAATGAAGATCCGGTGGACTGACAAGCTCAACGATGGCACACAGATGGGTGCTGAGTTCATCTTCATGGCGGTTGCAAAGCCAGAAGATTATGAGAATCTGAAGTCCCTTGAGCTGACTGGCGCATTCATCAACGAGTGCGGCGTAATGGATAGCGATATTATCAGTGCTGTGTATTCAAGGCTGGGGCGGTATCCGGCACCAGTTGATGCAATTGATGAGGATAACCCGATAACTCGTGTCTCGCTTATTATGGATACGAACCCGCCCGAAGATGACAGCTGGGTAGCACAGATCGAAAACACAACGCCCAAAGGCTGGGAATTCTTCAGACAGCCGCCAGCAATTATTACGGATCGACGCTCGGATTTGGGCTATAAATTGAATCCAAAAGGTGAGAACTTTCGCTATATCGGAATAGGGCCACAACGCTACTATCTGGACCGCATCCCTACGCTCACCGCTGAGCAGGTACGGGTGCTGTTTGGTGGTGAATACGGCGTCACTTCGTCAGGAAAAGCGGTCTACAAGCGGCAGTGGGACCATGACTACCACATCTCTAAAGCGGGACTAGCCCTGATTAAAGACCGGCCTGTGATTCTTGGCTGGGATTGGGGTTCTGGCGGTGAATCTTGTGTTGTGGGCCAAGTGATGCAGACCGGCCAGCTCCGTCTCGTCACGGAGTTCTTTGGTGACAACATTGGGCTGCGTGACTTTGCTTCTGATTTCGTGAAGCCATGGCTAAAAGACAATTGCAGTGATGATGGCTGGCGGATCTTTTCTATTGGAGATCCCTCTGGGTTATCGAGTCATGGCCTGGCAGAGAAGAATCGTAATTACTTTCATGTGCTCAACGATGAAAGAGTGGGCGTGTTTAAAGATTGGTTTATCACCGCGCCATCGCCCAGTAATCACATAGAGATGAGACTTAATGCTGTTAGGCATTTTCTTACCTCAAAGACCAACACTGGGCTACCTCTGTTTCAAATCGATAAGAACAATAAGATGTTAATTAAAGGCTTTAATCAAAGCTACGAATATGAACGAAAACAAGTGACTGGCAGAGCACGCTATAAGGACATGCCTTGCAAGAGTGCGGAGTCACACCCGCACGATGCTCTGCAGTATATGTGCATATTTGCACACCCAGATTACGAGAAATTGAAAAAACATACTGAATTCGTAACACAGACTCCTGTTCGAACATTATCTAGGGATGCCACCAATTATGCCTAAATTAGATCTAGTCGCAGAAGAGTATCTAGAAGAGTGGGCAGCAGAGAATCCCCAGCCACTGAAAAAAGAAGACAAGGAGAAGCGAGAGGCGCAGATGCAGTTAGCGCTCGAAGCTCTTGTATTCGTTAATGAGAGCATTCGCGATAGAAATGTCAGCACATTTTCTGACGAAATTAAGAGAGCGTCTAAGTTATACAACGCTGTGTCTATAGATCCTTCTGACGATCTATTGGAAAATTGGGAAGGGGCAAGGAAGACCGTTGCAGATGGCAGCAAAGTGGTGCAGAACATTATTCGGCAATTGACAGATGATGGTGCCTCTCAGATAGGCGACATGCTGTATCCGACTGACCAAGACAACTATGGCATTCTGCCAATATACCCAGCTCGGCCACCTCTGAAGTACAAGGCAGAAGGGGCAGTAGATAAAGCTGGTGAGCCACTGCTAGATCCAGAGGGTAACCAGATCACGCATCATCGGGCTTGGGAAGCACGCAAAATTGAGCTAGATGCTAAATGCATTCGCATGCGTGAAGTAATGCGCGCGAACTTAGAGAGAGTTCGTTTTGGGCGTCTTGGCCGGCGGTTAATTCATGATGCAGCGCGTACAGGTACTGCAATCCTCAAAGGACCGTATGTAAACCACATGGGTCCGAAATATTGGGCTAAAAAGGGCGAAAGTTGGTCTCTAACCAACAAAGAGGGCAATAAGGCAGATTTTTCAGTCGTTAACGTGCTCGATTTTCTTCCTGATATGTCCGCTGAGACAAAAGAGGATATGGCGTATGTCTCAGTGCGTCTGTGGAACCTTCCCAGACAGCTACAGAAAATGAAAAGGAGTGGGAAGTACAATGAAGCAGAAATTGATGGCCTACTATCGGCTCCTCCGCGCAAAATGGGCGAGGGAGCGACGGAAGGGGCCATCGAGCGCTTATCTCTCAAAGATTCTGCACTGGTGGAGAAGCTATACGATACTCGCTACGAAGTATTCGAGACTCACGCCGAATTTCCTGCAGGTTTATTGCGCAAAGCGGGCGTTAAGGGCATTAAGGCGGCTACACCGGACTCAGAAGGCGTCCTAGCCTGCATTATTCATTGTGAAGGCCGTTGCCTTAAAGCTTACATCAATCCGCTCGACTCGGGCGAGATGCCATTCAGTATATGGAACTGGTCGCGAGATCCATCGTGTGTATTGGGCAAAGGGATTCCTATTCTGGCTGAGAACTGCCAACTGATATATAACGCGGTGTGGCGCATGATTCTTGACCATGGCGGGCTATCTGCTGTGCCAATGGTAACCATGTTGAAGGACAAAGTGTCCCCAGCTTCCGGGGACAAAAACGATTACTCCTTGCAAGCCGGCAAAGTGTGGCACATCAACAGTGACATGTTTAATTTGCCAGATGGATCGAGAGGGCGTCCGTTTGAAGTACACGAGATCCCTGTGGCCCTCAAGCAGTTCTTTGCCATCATGGAAAAGGCAGAAGAGGATGCTTACAAGTTAACGGGAGTAACTCGTGTCGAAAAGAACATGGCGGGCGTAGACAACGCCCCTGTGACACTTGGTGCTACTCAGATTTATCAAAATAACGCTTCTGTATCCAGAAGACGCCAAGTGCGTGACTTTGACGACGAAATCACAAAAGACACTCTTACGCGGCTATATGATTGGCTGATGCAATTTGAAGATGATAATGAGTATAAGGGCACAATGGAGATCGAACCAAGAGGCTCTTCAGTGCTTATGCAGCGGGAAGTTAACACGCAAAATCTCTTCCAGCTTTATCAGCTCACCGGTGGCGGCCAGGCGTCAGGCACCAAGGCAGTACAGATGCTGCGGGAGATCCAATCTGGAATGCAGTTTCCTGATGGTCGTTTCATCGAAACCAGAGATGAGGAAGAACAGCGTAGACAGATGGAAGCGGAGAATCCCCCAGTTGCTCCAGAATTAGCACTTGAGCAACAGAAGATGGAAGCGGTGCTCGAAGCCAAGGAAGCCGAAGTAGAGCTTGGACTGATGAAACTCGAAGTAGATAAAGCTGACAAAGATGCAAGATTGCAGCTCGATGCAATCGACAGTGAACGAAAACATTATCGCGAAATGATTAAAATTGAAGCACTGACAGAGTCTGCCGGCAACCAAGCCCTAATCAATATCCAAGGTAAATCCGAAACAGTACAACAGCAGCTGCAAGTTAAGCTCGCTGAAATCCAAAGTAAGCGCGATATTGCGGCTGGTAAACTTCTAGGTGATGAAGAGACTAATAGAAATCTCGCAGACGCGAAATTGCTAGAAGCTACAGCTAAAGCTAAAGATGCTGACACCAAAGCATCTGAACTAGCTAATAAGGTTGCTGGAACAATTAAGGCCGGTATCTGATGAATCAGACACCAGACATTCTTCACGCACTGAGATTAAAAATGGATGAACTTGAAAAGGAAATTCTCTCTCCGGTGCTGAACGATGAAATATGTCGAATCAAACGCCAACAACATTTCGTACTTGAGCGTGTTATAGCTCTGTGCGAAAACTCGCATGGCGTTGAAGTTGATTTGATTCTTTAGGACGGGAAACCTTCCACAATACCTCAAGTTGAGGACAATTGTTCGCTCTTTGATAGAGACCGGGCAAAGGACACCCTGAAATTATGACTGAGCAAGTAAATGTGACCGACTCTGCCGAGACCGAGGTCTCTGATGTCGATGATTATGATGCTGAGTGGGATTTAGAAGAAACGGATTCTTCTGCCAAGCCCACCACACCAAAAGTCGATGAAGACGCCCCCAGTACCGTCGAAGTTGAAGAAAAAGCTGTTGAATCGGATACCGTATCCGCTCCAGCAGAGCCTGCAGCTGGCGATAATGTGTCCCCTGATACTTCCGATGTAACTCCTGCGGAGGAGTTAATATCCGAAGATATATGGGCTAACGCATCGCCATCGCAACGGGAAGCCTTCTTGAAGGCTCAAAATGATTTCAAGGCTATGAAAGGACGGCATAAAAACGCTGAGCACCGCGCTGCCGCCCTTCAAACGGAATTCGAAAAAGTGCAAAGCCAACTTGTAGCATCAACTCGCAAGAAGGGCGTGTACGAGCAGGAGCACCCCGAACTGTTCCAAGAGGTGAAAGCCTTGATGGATACAGAACGGGGAGCCTCTGCTGTTGAGAGTGGGGATGCGTCAACTGATGAACTGCAGGTTGTATTTAAAGTACACCCTGATGTTCAAGATGTTATGGCGACTGAAGAGTGGCAGAAGTTCATATCTGAGTTAACCGCTGAGCAGCAAAATAAATTTAATTCTTCTAACCCTTACGACTTTATCGATTTGGTAGGTGAGTATAAGCAAGTAGAGGCAGTTCAAAAGGCAAACATTGAAGTTGATGAATCTGCCAGGCGAAAGTCTTTGCTTGAAGAAGCCTCACCAGCAGAAGGTAAATCATCGCAGCCTGATCCGACTAAGAAAAGTATGTCGGATGAGGATGCATATGACACGGAATGGGCGAGGGAGGATTAGCACCTCAACTTTAGTTATTATTAGGAACTAAACCGATGGCTAATAATTATGGCAACATTACGGGTCAACAGGCTGCGCGCTATGAAAAACAAGCGTTGCGGCATGCTGAACCTATTGTGGTGCTTGGGAAGGGCGCAAAGTTAACTGTCCAACCCAAGAAATCCACAGACACTGTCAAATGGGCAAGAGTTATACCTTACGCAGCGGCTACCACAGCGTTGACAGAGGGGACTGCTCCATCTGGCACCGATTTCCGCTATGAAGAAGTATCTGGAACACTGCTTCAATACGGCGGATACACACCACTGACAGATAAGTTGGTGGACATGCATGAACGGGATGTCTTATCAGACATCAATAAGCAGAATGCTGAGCAGGCAGCTCGAACTAAAGAGAGCCTGTTATGGGCAGTTCTTGGCGCTGCTACAAATGTGCAGTATGCGAATGGAGTAAGTACACTAGCTACTGTTGCAACCGTTCTGGATTATGGTGAACAAGCTTTGGCCGTGAGAACTCTTTCTCGCAATAAGGCTAAGGTGTTCACACAGATCCTCTCTGGTGGAGTGAAAATAAATACTACGCCAGTTGAAGCAAGCTACCTTGCGTTCTGTCACACCGACGTTAAGGACTCGATCCGTGCTATGGCAGGCTTTGTGCCGGTGGCGCAGTACGGTTCTATGAAGCCTGTATCTCCTCATGAATTTGGTTCAGTGAACGATGTCCGATACATCGCGTCGCCTGATCTGAGTTCCACAATTGATTCAGGACAACTGCTGTCTACTACTGCCGGAAATATCTCCGAAGGTGGTACTCGTGCAGATGTCTATGTGACTATTTTCTGCGGGATGGATGCCTACGGCCAAATTGCTTTGGCTGGCAAAGGTGCCTTTACGCCGATAGTTAGGATGGTTGGTACACCCTCTAGTTCTGATCCTCTGGGTCAGACAGGTTCAATGGGCTGGAAGGTGTGGTCCGATGAATTAATTCTGAACCAAAACTGGATAGTCGCAGCGAAGCATACTGTCACATCCGCAATTTAATTTGAGTAGCACTGGGGGAGCGAAAGTTCCCCCACTGCTCTTTTTTAAGGTTTGAACATGATAAATAAAACTACTATTTTTGACGCTGCAACTGGCGAGATAACTAAATTCGCAAAGGATAAGGCCGGGCTTACTTTCGAAGAAGGTGCCGGGCGCGATTACATCATTTCCGAAATATTCTCTGCAATGGATTGGGACGCTTATCGCCCCGAAGAGCAAGCGACGCATGTTGTGGTTCATCTGCCCTTGACCAAGGATGACAAAAATCCTTACACAGGCGGATTGAACGGTAATATGTTCACGATAAAGCGCGGAGAAGATGTTGAAATACCAGTTGGGTATTACAACACCATGGTCGATTCCGCAGAACGGCGTTTCCGCATTGAAAATGTAGGAAAATTGGGCGAGACCCAAGAAGGTGGACCTGCTTCCAGGCGCGTCCCTCTCGGCGGACTAGAAATGCGTATCGTTAAGTTTCTAAATAAGGGTGCGAAACCACCGCCGCCGAAAAAACGAGCACATAAAGCTGAAGTTGTTGCAGAACCCGAAGATTAAAGGCAGATGCTATGGATTACCTTTCGCTGACGAATAAGTTCCTACTGGAAACGGGAGTAGCCGATACTGTGGCAACTCTAGTTGACGCTTATGATGATGTGGCTCAAGCAGCACATTGGGTTAGCAGTAGTTGGTCCGCTATTCAAGTTAGCCGACGGTGGCCGTTCAGGTTTGCAGAAAAAAATATTAGTGTAACCAATGGCACCACAAAATATACATTTAATGCCATGGGATTGGTTGATGGGGATCTCATTATCGCAAACAGTTTTTATAACGCTTCTGGCGGAATTGAGCAGTTAACATATGAGGCTCTACGCAAGAAACGAAGAGCAGCCACACCAACTACTGAAGACACTAGCCGGATCTATGCTGTCGCTACTCCAGTTGGCGCATTAGAGACCTATCCAGATGTGGATACAACCCAATCATTAGATTTTGATTATCTCAAAGCGGCACAGCAATTAGACATTAATGCTGATGTACCCTATGGCCTGCCAAGTGATTATCACATGATGATTGTGCATCTTGCTGTGACCAAGTACGCAGCCCTTATGGGAGGTCAAGAGGGTGCCAATTTGTATGCGCATCATGGGCCGATCTATAGAAAATACTTTAATGATTTTGTTCAAGTCAACAGTAAAGATAATGAACAAGACACGACTCCAGCGCGTGGCACATTAGTTATTTGAGGTGATTTATGGCTTCGAGACACTTTCCTCTTAGAGGAGGTTTGAACCTGTCTGCCTCGCCTCTAGAGGTTTGGCCTGGCGCACTACGAGACAGCATAAACTATTTTGAGAGCACCAAAGGCGGTTACGAGAGAATCGCAGGGTATGAAAGGTTTGATGGCAGGGCAAGGCCAAGTGATGCTACCTACTATAAATTAACATTTGATAGTTGGGATACCCATGTCACGGATATCACTGCATCGTCTACAATCACTGTAAACAGTGCGTTGACCTTTTACATTCTGGCAATAGATACCGTCTCTGTATCAGATGCATTAATTGCCTATGGCACAGCCCTAGTAGGAACTATTGCCGATCCTTATGTAGCACTTGATTGGGATGGGGTTAGCTCTCTCACAACAATTGTGGAGCGTGGTGCTGACACTGATACACTTGATGAAACTTATATTGACATTGCATGGACGTACTATCGTGATTTAGTCGGCCAAGTAGGCGGTACAGCTGCAGCGCCGGCGGGTGTATTGCAAATCAATGATTCTGTGGTTGCATTTAAGAATGATGCTTCAGCAAATCCAGAAGTTTATTACGCGAGCTCTACTGGATGGACGGCAGGAAGGATAGGTAGAGTTGTGCAAATAACGGCTTACACAGCCGATGCTATTTTA